CATAGGCCACTGTTTGTGCAGCGTCTTTAGCTAACTTGAGCAATCCATCAAAAGCGTTACGTCTATCAGAAGCAGCAGCAAACACAACATACTTTCCAACCACCATAGCTTCCTCTTCGGCCTTGGCAATTGCCTCGGCAAAAGAATTCTTGATTATCGGCATCATAGCTATTTTAGCGTCTTCATCAGATTCGTTAGAAACCTGAATATAACCCATTAACTTTTTAGCCTCTAATTTAACAGAACCAGCAGCTGCAAAAGTAGGTTTGCTTTCTGTAGGTGCAACGGCTTCGGTAGACATGTAATAAACACTAGCATCACCAGTTACTTTAGGAATATATATCGTCGAAGCAGTCATTGTAATAGCTGTAAAAAGTTGTCTACACCAATTCTTTTCACGAACTAAATTAATGAACTCCGTAGCGTATTCCTTTGGGATAAAATCTCCCTCTTCATTGGAAACTAAGGCTTTTTCCACGTTAATACCGATTGCTTTCTTAATCGCATCGTCTAAACTCATATTATTATTTCTCCTTTCTCAAAAATTTGACTCCTAATAAATAGGTAGATTAACTTTTTTTATTTACCAAAAATTAGTTTACCCCATCCTAAACTTTTCTTTCTTTCATCTTCTTTAGGATTGGTTTCAGTTTCCTCTTCCTCATAAGGAGCAGGAACAACTATTGCTAAACTCTTTCTAGTAGGAACTTCCTCTACCTTTTCTAGAGTTTTTTCAACTTTTTCCTCTTCCTTAATTTCTTCTTTTTTCTCAACAATAGTTTCTTCTACAGTCTTTTCTGTAGTAGCTTCTTGAGATTTTTCTTCTTTTTTAGGTTCAACAACTTCTTTTTTATCTAAAGAAGATAGTTTCTCAATTATAAGAGCTAAAGCATCCAGAATTTTTTCATCTGTAGATTTTTCAGACTTGTTTTCTTCCAATAAATCCCTATACTTTTCTAATTCAGCAGCAGCTTGACTTCTTAAATCAGCTTCTGAAATAGAATCAGTAACAGGTTTAATCTGATTACATCTTGCCAAAGCATTCCTATAATGCGGTAAATCAACTTCACCTTTCTCATTCTTAAACGGTAAATGACGACAATTCTTATCTTCAGTCTTGCTCTCTAAATAAGCAGGTTCAATAACCGCAAAAGAAGAATTAGGTAAAGTATTAATATACTCAGTTGTCCACTCTGCTTTTTCTGCATCCTCAACTACTAAACCAGGATTTGGATTTTCCTCAGAAGGAGTTTCGTCAACCTTGGCTTTTTCAACAGTTTCCTTTGGTGCTTCTTCAGAAACCTTTGGAGCTTCGATAACTTCTTCTTTTTTAATTTCTTCTTTAGGGGCTTCTAAAGCAACTTCAGCAGGTTTGGTTTCAACTACATCTTCCTTGACTACTTCAACAGTCTTTTCAACACTAGCTTCTAAAGGAGTTTCTGCTTTCGGAGCTTCGACAACAGCTTCTTTTTCAACTACTTCAGGTGCAGCTTGTTCTTTAGGTTCCTCGACCTGTATAGGCTCTTGAGTTGCTTCTTTAGAAGCGTTGGGAGCCTCAGATTTTAAAACCTCTTGTTTGTCCAATTTGGCCATTTTTTGACTTTCCTCCTTTTGTTTTATTTGTTCTGCGATTGCAGAGTTAAAAGATTTACAAACTGAAAATTTTGCATTTTGATTACAGGGGATACCGACGATAGAACATTCCAAGATTAAAATCTCGTCGATAACATGATAAGATTTTCCATCCTCTCCACGCTCGTCGTGTCCATCGACAACAATTCCACCAATTGAAAAACTATTTAGAACGCCCTCCTGACATAAAATCCAAATATCATTTACATAAGAGGCGTTAGATAATTGAACAGTTATAAAAAGGCCTTTATCATCTAAAACACAGTCTATAACACGACCAGCAGCAGTCAAAACTGAATGATTGTGGTCAAGAAAAACTGTAGGGCTTTTAAGTAAATCGTTCTTAGCTTTTTCAAGTGCCTTACGAGAAATAATTTCTCGTTCCAAATCAAGGTCAGACGTGCTGGCGTATCCCCTTAATAGTCTCCTTCCGTCCTGAGTAGATTTTTCAAACGTAGAAGAATATACTTTAAATGTTAGGTCTTTAAATAATTCGTTCATTTTTAATCTCCCGATTTTTATTTTGAATAATTGTATTTATTGTATCTTTTTTTAACGAGTCATGACATTTATTACAAAGTGTTTTTCCGTTTGAGACTTTCCAAAAATCTTCATAATCTAGGGACAATCTTAACAAAATTTCTTTTTCTTCCAATGGCGAAAACCTATTAAATTTATTCAAAAACTCTAATAAAATAATTGCGAATGGCTTAATATGTTGAGCGTGTAAATTTCCCCCACTATTATCTCCACATTCCTGACAAGTATAATTATCTCTCTCGAAAACCTGTTTTCTCCATTCGTTGTATTCTGATAAATCTCTAATAAGTGAATTTAAAGAAGACCTGCCATCCATATAATTTGGATTGTCTTTCCCAAACCTACGTATACCATACATTGGATTATTTTTACCAGAGTTTCTTGCACTTTGAAAAGTCTTATTGCATTCTTTACAATGCTTAGATTTAGAACCTTTTAAAATAATACCACAAATTTGGCATTTAGGAGGACCACCTTTCCACAATGCACTATTTATTCCTTTGTAGTTTCCTAACATTAACGATTCTTTACTAGTTCTTCTATTTATACCAAACTTTTTTAAATTTTTAAGAATAGTATTTTTTGAGCAACCATAAAATTTAGCTATAGCTATAGAAGACTTTTTATCAACAATATATAATTTTTCTAACTCTTCTTTCTTTATTTTAATTATAGTTGTTTCTTCAGAATGACTTTTTCTTGGTATTTTAAAAAGTTCCAAACGGCTAACTATTGTACTACTAGCACAACCTAACATTTTAGAAATTTTATCAATAGTAAAATCGTTTTCTATATATAATTTAATAAGACGTTTTTTACCTATCCTTAAACTTAAAAATCTAGTACCATCTCTTAAATCATATTTTCTAAGTAGTTTAGATATTAATTTTCTATTACAATTATAAAGATTACCTATTTCTTGCATAGTCTTCTTTTCAACATAATATAATCTATACAAAACTTCTTTTTCTATTTTATTTAACATTATTTTTTTTCAACTCACAAATTAAATTTTTCATATCTACATCTCTTATTTTATTATCAACAGTATCCATTGTTCCAAAAACTTTAATAAGTGCCTTAGCTATGTCATCTTCTAAGATAACATCTCTGCCATTATCCGCAGATAGCAGCAACGCATAAATTAACAATTCCTTAAGATGGGCTCCAGTTAATTTTTCAGTTTTATCTGCTAATTCTTTTAAAATACATTCTTTATTTTCTATTTGTAAAGGTTCGGCAATTTTACTTAAAATTCTATAGCGTAAATCCTTATCTGGCAATTGGAATATTAAAACATCGTCAAACCTTGATGGTCTAGAAATTAAACTTTTAGGTAAGGCCGAAGGACTGTTTGTTACTAATATAGTTACTATACCATCAACATTTTTCATTCCGTCCATTGTCGTCTTAAGACTGTCGATACAACCTGCACTTTTTAAAAAGTCATCCACGTCTTCAAGATAGAGTATCGCTGGGGAGCATTCGCAAGCCATTCTAAATAAATACTTTATATCAGAAGCAGAATGAACAGCAGAAGATTCAACCCAAATAAACGTACAGTTAGCTTTTCTCATTAATATTTTACCTACTAAAGTTTTACCTGTCCCAGGAGACCCCGCAAAAATCATACCTCTTTTAAAGGGCAATTTTGATTTTTCATATAGTTCTTTCTTACTAAAGAAATCTAATGCTCCAACTTTTATTTTTTGCTTCTGGTCATCTGGCAACTGCACATCATCAAAATCCAACTCAGGTATAGGCAAAAATTGCCCCGCTGCGTCAATTTTTTCACCTTTATAAAAATTATTATCTGCCATGTATTTGTCAACTTTTTCCATAAAACACAATGCAATGTCTGAATCATTTTCATTATAACTCATATATAAATCTACAGTGCCCCACCCTGGGCACACATAAGCTGCGAGTGCTTTTTTATCTTTTATTAAAAATCTCATGCCAGTAACAAGTAGTTCTTCTCTTTTTCCTCTGCCAACTTCCAAATATGAATAACTTGGACTTACAACTTGGCCATATGACAAATCAAAAATAGCTCTCACATCATAATCTTTTACTACTTCATTTACGGCCTTGAAAAATAGGGCTGATTTATATCCTGGATAACTCTTTCCCAATGAACGAATTTTATGAGGCTTGGAACATAAAAAATTTGCAACTATGCCACTATCTTTTGGAATGTAGGCTTCGACTAATTTTTCTTCTTCCGTCTTTTTCTGTATCATTTTATACATTATTCTTTCTCCTCAAAAATTACTAATGCCCCGCAATGTGGACATAATACTGTTGATTTATCGTCTAACAATTGTTTAAAATAATCGAAGGATTGCTCGCAATTTTTACACCATACCCATTTGGGTTCTTGCTTTCCTGTATCTTTATCTTCTGGGATATATCCGCTATCTATGTATTTATCTTGGCCTTTTTCTGAATATGTTTTTCCTTCTTGGTCTACGCTCGCTTTGCAATTTGGGCATTTAACATAGCCCATACCTGCTTCCTTCTCGGCTAAATAGTCAAAATATTTTCCACAACTGCCACATTTAACATAATCCATATTTTTCAAAGTGTCTTTGTGGTCTTCTACCCATTTTTTTGCACGTTCAACTGTCCATTTGTCTTTTTCAAAAAGTACTGATTGTATTTTAGTTGGGCCAGTTGGGTTTTTCTTTAAACGACCAATAATTCCCTTGATGCCTTCAGACTCAGATATTGTTATAGTTCTAAATGAACCTTCAACAATTGTTTTGGGATTTCTTATTCTTATTCTTATATATGAAGCAGTAATATCGGGTTCTGGCTTTAAAACCATCCCATCACCATCATAAACTTTACCAAGTAATTTATTTAAATATACTTCATATAATGATAAAAAAGATTCTACGACACTTTTATATTTTTCAGAGAATTCCAATTTTTTTAAATAATCTAACTTATCTTCATAGTCCTTATAATAATTAACAGCTACAATACTTATTTCTTCTTTTTTCATATTTATTTTCTCATCTTTTTTATCTAAAAATTTTATATCCTCAATAATACCAAAATTTAAATTAGTATTATTATATTTAATTGGATTTTTAAATATTTTATTTATACGAAAACTATAAGCATAAAAAACATTACTATCTGGCCATAATTTAAGTATATCATCTTCGCTAATTAAATGTCTTTTATTATGACTAGCCAATAATGAACAGTCAAGTTTCAACGGTCCATTTAAAATTATAGAACCATACACTTGATTACCACATAAATACAGTTCTTTACCAACATAGTTAAGAAAATTCTCTGTACTTATAATTTCTTTAATAAGCCGCTTTCTTATAAGTTGGGCGTATTTATCTTCTATAACTATACCTGGATTTTTTATTTTTTCAGTCATATTTTAAATTTGGGCTTACAGCAAAAATATTCAACAAACCCCATAACTTTTCTGTGTTTTGAGCTGTGATATATCTTTCATAGCTGTAAGCAAAATATCCTTAAGTATTGCTTTTTTTATTTTTAGGACCTAATCCCTTTTTTCTACGCACTTCATCAACAGTAAGAACACCTGAATCTATTTCAAGTTTATCAATTTCTGCTTGTTCTTTAGCGTCACGTAAATCCACTTCTACGAATTCAAATAATACCCTATCACCAATTTTATTAAAAGTAGAAATAATACAACTATTTATTTTCTTAGCTAACATTCTTTGTAAAGGAATAATCTTTTCTGATTTAAAAGATTTGTCAGCTTCCATCGAACTTGCTCTATTGACATCTTCAAAAACACCAAGCTTCATTGGGGGAATTCCATAGACGCTGCAAATTTCGTCACGACTAAATTTTCTTTGATTTAAAAACTCCATATCATTAGGCTTTGTTCCTATTGGAGTTATTTTTGCACCGCCCTCAGTAACAATTGTTTTATGGGCGTTTTCTGTTCCTTGTATTTCATGGGCAAAATATTCTCTAATTCTTTTTAACTGAGGCAATGTGCAATTTCCGAGGTCAACGTGCAATCGAGGAACAGCATGATTCTTGAAAAAATTCCTGTTGTAATCTTGGGCATACAAATCAGTTTCTATAACAATCTCCAAACTTTCTATAGGACTGAGCCCATAAACTTCGTTGCCTGGATTTGGCAACCTAAAGTGGGCTATTTCATTAGCCTTAAAAGTAACTGCTTGAGAACTTCCTGATAAAACTCCCATAGGCTTCTGAACATAGCCTTTAATAGTTCCATGCTCATCTACTAAAACTCTAATAGATGGTGCATATATATTATAAAGAGCTACAGGATTTCCCTGAGTATCTCTAACTATTTCAACATAAGCATCTCCATAAAGATGGAGGTCTACTACTATTTCAGCTAAAATTTCTTCTAAAGTGTCATCTGCATTAGGACGAGCCAATAAAGAAATAATAGGTGCAAATTCTTTACTACGAGGGTCTACTAATTCTAAAGTTTCTTTGCCAATTAATCTATAACCATTCGATGTAGCTGTTCTTTGTATAACATCGGTACATGCTCTCACCCACGATTCACGTCTATAGACTGCTTCTAAATGCCTATAACTAATCTTTGGTGTTCTACCCTCTTTTTCCTGCCTCGCATCCCAATCCTGCAAATATGAACGAGAACTGGGCTGTAACTCTCTTTCAATTTCTCGTTTTAGAGCAGCCTTTAAGAGTTCTCGCCTTTTAGCTAT